TCTACAGCATACCAATCAGTCGGTGAGACATCACAAGGAGCCACAACTTCTAAACTTGTTGAAGGTACTATATCACTGGACCACATAATGTCGTCTTGCGTAAAAACAGTATCATTTGGAACTGTTTTAATCACACTGCTAAACGTGTTCACGTTCACAATGTCATCAGGTTGTTTGTCATTAATTCTGTGCCCTGTCAAGTAGTTCTTTATAGTACTAGACAGGTTCAGTCTTTGCCCTTTGTACTCAACAGCATCTAATACTATTAGACCACAAGGTAGTTTCCCTTTATGAAATACTACGTCAACATCCTGGTACTTCTTAGACAATGGTTGAGGAGTTTGAAGCAAACTCATAGCCTCAGGAATCCACTCAATCATGTCACTGATATAAGAGCTGTCTTGAACTCTTGTGTCTCTAATTACTTTAGAGATTACTTCCTCAATTGATACTGCTTGGTATATCATGCTTTTTTACGTTTTTCTAATGGGTAATAAATGAACTTATATTTCAGAAAAGGTTTCTCCTTCAGTGCTTTGTCTAGAAGTTGATTGAAACCTTTTTTGTTTCTTAAATCCTTAGCTGGTTTGAACTCATATAAGTTCTGATTTTTCGCACAGACTTTTACTCTATGCCATCCAATCCTACACCAGTCATCTGATGTGTGGTAGATAATTTTAGCTGGTACAAACTTACCTTTGACTTCACTCCACACCTTGTTCTGAGCTCTAGTTCTAGCGTAGTTTATAGTTCTCTTAGCGTGATTACGCTCCACTCTTCTAGCACAAATCTTACCCATTCTATGCAGTAAGTTAAATGTCTCTCCTTCACAAATAGCGAACTTTGCTTTCTCTAAAAGAAGTGATAGAGTACTCATGAAGGTCTTGTACGAGATTACTTCTATTACACAAAGGCGTTTCTTTTCATCTACGTATTTTCTGTAAATGGTGTAGTCTGGAATCTTGTCTTTGTATACTCCCCACCACTCAGGGTTTTGAAGTAGTAAAGTTCTAGAGTAGTAACTCCAGATGTCTCTTGCGTGGTATGTGTTGTTTGCTACCATTATTGTTGTATGTCTGATTTAGCGTTAACAGGTACTGAGATTTCATCAGCTGGTTCTTTTTGTCCAAAGTCAACTTCCACAATGCTTTGAATTATTAACTGTAAAATTTCATTCGTACAAGGGTAAGGATTGTCCCAAAAGTTACAAGGACTATTATCTGGATTACAAGAAAAGTTCTCTAACTCAGACGGAGAATCAGCTATATAGTCTACTCTAATCATTGGTAGGTTAGGCCTATTGTAGACTGCAATCCTACCTCCATTGAACACAAAAGGAGTACTGTGCTTAGAGTACTTTCCAGCTGTGACAAAACTGATCATCCCAGGTGAAGTCTCCTTAAAAGGGTTACTTCCGTTCACACCTCCAACATAGTCAAACAGAATGTTGTTTGCTCTTAGTGGTGCAGGAAGTTTGTCTGAAATAGCTACGTCACATGAAGGAATAATTCCTTTGTCACAAGGTAACTCACTTTGTTTACTCATGTTTAAGTATACAGTCTGTCTAAAGAACTTTCTGTCTTTGGCATCCTTTTCTAGGGCATTTTTAATATGTCGAGAACGCCAGATGTCAACCCTTTTAATCAATTGTAATTTGAAAGGAGTATCAAAGGTTTTCTTCACCCTTATCGCTATTAGTGTAGTAATTTCATTTGGAGTCATAGTACAAAGTTATGAAAGTTTTTGAAAACAAATAGCCCCAGTTTAGAGGGGCTATCAGTTAAATTTAAGAAAGATTGGATTAAGCGAAGATAGCTACAATCTTAGCACCTTCACCAACTGGTACAGCAATGAAGATGTGATTCTCCTGTGTATGTGAGTGAAGCGGTGTTGGAGACTGTTCTGTTTTGTACCCTGTTAAACGTACAATGTCGAAAGTAGTTGTAGCACCTACAATTGAAGTCAATGCCATTGGTAAACCAAAGTCAGTAGGATTAGTACCTTGTGCAGGGTAGAAATGACTTACACCTTCTTTGATGTTAGCGTGGAAGTACAATTCCTTCACTTGGTCTAGAGTACCATTACCAGCCTTAGCTTGTGCAAGTACAGTTGACTTATAAGAAACTCCAGTATCAGAATTGTCAGCCTTTGTAGGGTTGATTACTGCCACCAATTTGAAATGTCTTGTAGGGTCGTTTGAAGTGATTGTGATACTTCCTGAACCAGCTACTGCTGTGAAGAATTCTTGATCAGCCGCTGCATTAATTTTAGCTGCGATTTTAATGAAAGCTGCATCTTCACCAAACATCAATGACTCGTTGAACGGCCATGTTGGTAAAGGTACATTTCCTGGAGTTGTTTCAATTACTTTGAAAGCTAACTCTTGAAGAGTACTCACAACACCTACACCATTATTTTCCAATTTTACTTGGTGGGCAACTGGAGCTGTGTACGCCATTAATTCAGCTGTGATTGTCTCAGCAACTAAAGAAATAGTATTTTTCATTAAAGGTTTACCATCTGCATCTTCTGTAACGTATGTCACAAAGATTGGTTGTTTTTTGTAACCAGAAGCTAAAGCTGTGTTTACAACAACCGCATAAGGTTGAGCACTGTCTACTGCCTCACGCATTACGTAGATTTCTCCTACGTTAGAAGATGCTACGATGTCAGACATTTTAACTGCTGTTACACCACCAGCTACTGGCAATGAGTTTCCAACTGCAAATTCGTAAGATACGCCTGGAGTTGTTTTGAAATAACGATTCTTGATCATTTTGTTAAAGTTTTAAGTTTTAAAGAATAACTCTGTTTTCTGTGTTTTGTGTTATCAACTGATTTCCTGTTCCGTCTTTTATTCTACCCATAATATACTCAACTGCTAAGTCACATATAGTTTGGTGGAACTGTTCAGTAATTTCACAATCCGTACCCAAAGTTAAAGACACAGACTGAGGTATCCTAACATAAGTAATGTATACACGTTTTACTGTAAGGTTACTGTCACAATGTACGCTAAGAATGTTTGATTTCAGTTCTGAGATAGGGCTTTCTGGACCAGTCTTGTAAAAGGGAGTACTCATTAATGTAGAGACTTGGTCTGAATTTACTAGTCTATTATCTACTACTGAACCAGCTAACTCATTAGTCGGTCTAGTTCCTGAGATTGTTTTAGTACTTTGTTGAGTCACTGTTACGCCATCATGTGTCAAAGTACTTGAAGAAGTGTTTACAAAGATGAAGTTTCCTTGCTTATAAATGTCTCCGTATCTTTCCCAGTAGACTTCAATCCCTTCACCTCTTAGTTTATCTAAGTACCAATTACGTAAAAACATGATGTCTTGCTTAGCCTCATACCCATAGTAGTTGTTAGGTACATCTAGGGAGGCTGGTACATTCAACGTAGTACTGTCAACTGTCAATGAGGAAGTGGTATAAAATAGAGGAGTACTTTTAGTAGTCTGAGTTAGTTTAAGAAACCTAAGTTCTGTGGAAACACTTTCAGTTGTCAACTCTGCCCCACATAGTTTTATCACTTCACTAGCATCTGAAAGTAAGTACATGTAGTTACATGGTAGGACAGCTTCCACTGTGTTTAGTACCCCTATTGTAGTAGGTAGTTCTTTCACTGTAATCAAATGCCTTAGCGCATCTACTTTCAGCTGGTCTACGGTGAACTTATTAGTAGGTCTCCCATCTACTTCTATTGGCTTAAGACAGCTTTGAATGTACCTGTGCTGTACTTTATTTATAACCCAATCAATCTCTTCTGAGTAGTACTTTCTAGTAGTGTTAGCAGCTACTTGCTGTAAAGACTGATTGATTTCAATATGCATTTCTTGAACGTTCATAAAACAAAAGTTTCCACAAAGTTAGAAAAAATTTCATAACCTGTGGAAACTAATTATTAAGTAGAAGCTTATTTTACAGTTTTAACCCGTCAGCAGTTGGTTCAATTGCCGTTCCTGTTGAAGCATCTTTGCTTGATGGATATGGATTAACTTCTCCGAGTCGTTTTAAGTCCATACCTAACCACATTACCCCTTCTTGAAGTTTAGTAATTGCCAAACTTCTTTCACGGCTTGACGGTAAGTCTTTGATACGCTGAATAATATCATCTGTATCTTTTCTTAACTGTTTGTTTTTGGTTACCTCTTCTTCGTAAGTAAACCCTTGTAATGTTTCCATTTTTTTTTATGTGAGTTTTACAAAGCCGCTCAAGGCATTATTATTTTACTCCGGTATTTTGTTCTTAGTCTTTTCTTGATGTCTAGCTTTTAAGACAGTGACTGTGTCAGAGTTCTCTTCGTCTTTGAAGAAGAAGATCATTTCTTTCTCATCATTCGCTAATACTTTCTCAGTCTCAGCATCTACATATTTTCCAGAATATACTTTAAGTACTCCAGAAGATACTAAGGCTTTCAACCAGTAACTAGTTTCAAACTCAGCATTCTCTTTCATGTCTAAGAATTTCTTAGGATGTTTCAATGCAAAGTCTTTCAACATTTCCTTAGCATCTCCTGTATCATCAGGAATCTTAGCAGGAAGAACATTCAATAAAAGTAAGGCTTGTTTAACTTTCAAAGGTTCTTTCTCTAATTCTAAGTATGCTTGAAGTGCATTGTCACTTTCCTCTAATTGGTTCTTACGTTTAGCTGAAACAACTGCACTGTCAAAGATGTAGAATTTCTTAAGAGAATTCCCAGTCATATCTTCCTTAGATAAGGCTACATTTGGGTGCTTGATGATTTGTCTGTAACGTAAATAGTCAGAGATTTTCAAAGGTAGATTATCCTTTGTAATTTCTAGTTTGTTAGACTCTGACAAACCAATTTCTAAAGTTGCCCCATGCTTGTACGGAATCTGTGTATCCATTGCTGCATAGTACTCGTTTCTTTTCTTTAAAAACTCTCTGTCATCAGCAGTTACTTCAAGTACATGAGGTAACAATATTTCCTCTTCTTTGAATGTTAAACCCGAGGCTATTCTGATTGAACCACCACCTTCAAAGTAGGAGCCAATTGACATCTTAGTCATTTCAAAGTAATCTTTAACTGCTTCACCTTGTGTTTCAGTTAAGAAAGTTCCAGCTCTCCAGACTGTAATCTTGTGGCTGTTGTTATGTTCTGCTGTATTCATTTGATACTGTTTATTCCACAAATGTAGTATAAGTTTTTAAACAAACAAAAAAGCCCTAGAAAAAATCCAGGGCTTTTCAGCTAAAATTAATAAATAAAAAACACAACCTTACGGCTTCTTAAGTGTATACCTACTTCTAATAGTAACTAGATTTGTAGCATTGTTACCACCAGTACCTGAGGCACCACTGTAGTATCGTATTCTATAGTAGTTAAAGTAACTCATAGGGAAAACCCAATGTTTGATGTAAGTTGTGGAACTTGTAGCATTCGCAAAAGCTATTGTGTCAGTAGTCTGTACTGCACTGTAAGGGAATGTTTCAATACTCTTCCATTGTTTCCATCTAGTTCCATCTGTTGAAACCCACAATGATGCACCACCTGTTAAGGTATCAGCTGTGACATAGGCACTAACTGTAATCATGTATGCTTGAGGTACAAGAATTGGTTTAGAAAAGTAAGAAGCACCACCAGAAACCTGGGGAGTGAATGTTGTGTAAGTACTATCTGCAGAGTACTCTTGAGCCGACGAATACGTCGCTGTTAAGCAGAAACCTATTAAGGCGAATAAGAAAAATAGTTTTTTCATTTTACGTTTTGTTTATGTTTTAAGAAAAGTAAAAGGGAAAGTTTCCTAACCCTTTTACCAAGTAATTAATTAAAGACCTAATTCACAAGTCAAGTCAAAACAACTGTTCGCACGTAGGATTTGGATACCTGCTGATTTGAAACGAGTGTAAGCTGACTTATCTTGGTCTGTACTTAAAAGTTTAGAACCTTCATTAGTACCACCTCCAGTAAGGATACTTACTGATTTAGGCATTGGAGTCAAACCTTTGATAACACCATCCATGTAAGCACGGCCTTTTTGAGCAACGTGAGTAATGTTTGGAACACCATCAACATCTGAGTCATCCAAGAATACCATACGGTAAGATTCTAAAGGTAAGCCAGACTCTGGGTGTTTAGGGGAACCTAAAGCAACACGTCCAGTGTCGAAGATTGGATTCTTTTTCACTTTGATAGTGTACCCATCAATGTGGTAGAATTGGTCGAAGAAACCACCCAAAGCTAAGTTGTAGCCAGTACCTGATACGAACTTAGATGCGATGTCACCTGCACCGAATGGCCCAAGTAAAGTTGCACCTGCTTCTTTCATACAACGGTCAAACTCACGGAAACCTCCAGTACCAGTCATCAACGTTAACGTCATACCAGCTTTATCGTTTTGACCAAACAATGCATCACCAATTTTACTTGCCAATGAGTTGTAAGTCAATTTAGAGTAAGTAGACTTGTTACCGATTTGCTCTAATACACCTGCTCCAATTGGAATGTCTTTCCCTGTTAAAAGGTCTTTCAATGGAATAGTACCATCTGACAATCTATTGTAACGAGAGTACCAGTAAAAATGCTCACAGTCCTCTAACCATTGCTTTTCGAACTGCCACATGAAATAATCCATCCAAACATTAGTTGTCCCTTTGTCTGTTGTTACCTCAATGTTCATGAACTTGTTAGCAGAGTTACCTGCCCAGCTCATACCAGTACGCATGAAAGAAATTTGATTTTTGAATTTACCTGGCATAACCATGTTAGATTCAGTAGTACGAGATTCTGACTCAGCAACACCAGTGTGTAAAACTGTCCAGTTTACGTTCTCTGCTAATTGGTCAACAGGGCAATAGTCAGATCCTGTAGCTGCTGATAATTGTACTTTATATCTGAAACCTCCAGAAGGAACTGGTTTTGGCTCTTCAAGTACATATGCTTGAATACCTCTTTCAGATTGGATTACATAGAAACGCTTAATCCAGTTGTCAGCAAAAGTGACATAGAAGTGAGAGTTCCCAATTCCTGGCTTATCTCCAGCGCTGTACTGCGTTGCGTAAACAGGGTTTGTTTTGTTCATACGTCCCATTACAGGGTAAGTGAACTGCACATCATCAATTTCATGTGCTGTGTTAGTGTTACCGAAGCCGACACCACCAACTGTCATCATAGACAAAGGATAACTGTTCGTCTCCTTTCCTAAAATGTAAGTTAGTTTTTTTGTCAACTCTGACGGCGCACCTTGTCTTTGTGAATAAAAGTTTGTTTCATCAAGCATACTCTTTGAATCAAAGATTTGCTCTTGAACCTTAAACTTCATCGCTGGCATCGGATTGTTCATTGTAAAAATGTTTTAGTTTTAAATTAAATATCACCCAAAGTTAAGTTCTTTTTGGAACTTCCAGCACCTTCACCTCCAGCTTTTGCTTTAGAATCTTTTTCAATGTTAAACCTTAATCTCTGTACTGCTTTAGTCTTAGCCTGTCTTTCAACAAGACTACGAAGATCACCTTTTACGTACTGAAGATACAATGCTTCAAGTGTAGGTTTTACAGTTTCTTTATTAATTGGCTGAACCAAGTAGTACTCACCATTGTCCATTCTGATGTTGTCGTATACGAAGTTTGTAAAATCAGCTACTTTAGCTTGAGGGATTACAAAGTTCATTTCCTTAGAAATCCCCTCTGAGATAGTACTCACTAAGACCTTTTCATTTTCTTTCTGACGTCTTAAGTTCTCAGCATTTAATAGTTCTGCGTCAGCTATTTGTTTCTTTTGAGCAGCTTCATACTGGTCATAGATTTTCACAGCTTCCTCAGAAAGTACATTGTCCTTTATATAAGCATCTACAGTAGCTTGAGCCACAGTAGGAGGAACTCCTTTAAGTACTAGACTATTTTTAACAGTCTCAGCTTGTACATCTAGGTTTGCTAAGAAGTCAGTTCTAGTTGGTAATGTAGGAGATTTTTGCTCAAAGAAAGATTCTTCGGTACCTCCATTTTGTAAGTGAAGGAAGAAGGCATAAGCCCTTGGATGAGTACTCTTCAAATGGTTGTCATAGTTGTCTACTGATGTAGCAGCTAAGGTTTGTTCTCTTAGTGCAACTCCTTCAGGAGACAAAGGGTCAACTCCCTCAGGGTACTCTACAGCAAGTTCTATTCCTGTAATATTTTCCACAGCTTTCCAAAACTCAGTTGGGTCTTCTACGTCGTCCCCAGTTGGCTCATCCCCTCCTGGCTCATCAGTTACTTTAATTGGTGTACCATCTGTACCTAGTTCATACCCCTCTAATAAGTTTCCGTCAGCATCTAATCCTTCCACAGGTTCTACTGGGTCTGGGTTAGGAGGGTCACCAGCTGGTGGTTCTCCTGCAGGCGCAGGTGGGGGTGTTGGAGCAGGTGGTTGGTAATTAGGGTCTGTCAAATCAGCTAAAGTAGGTGTACCTGTACCACCTTCTAAGCCAGCATCTCTGAATAGTCTTCGATTAATAAACATGTTTAAAAGTTTTGTTAGGACAAAAGTAGCACAAGAAATTGATTAAACTTACTTTTTACTTACTGTTTTCTTCTTTGCAATTCTTTCCTTAGAAGCAATCTCCTCACGTTTAAGTTTGTTAGCTTCTAGTTCAGACTTCAACTTGTCTCTTCTATCTTGGTTCTTAGCCTTGACATCTTCATACAACTTCTCTCTTTCTAAGTTGTGTTTCTGAACTTCCAGTGCATCTGGTACTCCATTAGTATTACTGTCTCCATTTTTGAAGGAGAAGGTGTTAAACTCTCCGTCTATATAGGCTAGTTCTACTTTTCTGTCGTACTCCTCGTTCATGAAATCTTTTTTAAGTAAGTTGTCATACTCTTTGTGTCTCATTTGGATTTCCTCCAATGCTTTCTCATGCTCTTGTTCAGACTGAGCAGCAGCTTGGGCAGCTTGCTCTTCTAACTCTTCTACATGTTTCAGTTTCATTTCCATTTCTGAAATGTTCTGAGACTTAAGTATAGAGAACAACGTAGAACCTTTTACCCCATTCTGAGCAAGTGGTTGTACCAAACCCTCTAGTTTGTTTTTAAGAATGATAGCTTCAGAAGAAGACTCCACGAAAATTCCCAGGTCTGCACTACAATACTCTACTGGGTCTATATCCAGTAACTCATTCGTTACTTCAGAATCATTCCATAGTTTCTTCACACCATCAATTGCTAAAAACTTAGAAAGGTCTAAAAACCCTTGTAGTTCTCTTTCAGTGAATTCCTCAAACAAGTTGAAAATCATATCTGTGATGACGGTACTTTGGAAAGTGGCTCTCTCATTCACACCGACTAAATCAGATGCATAGGTCTGTCCTTTTCTCTGTCTGTTGATACCTATAAGGTCATCCCATTCTTGCTTGAAGTGTTGTTGGAGTTCTATTAATTGTTTAATGGAATCAAATAGTGTTAGGTCAAGTACTTGATATTGGTTGTAGGACTTATCTACTCCTAGTTGGTTTCTGTTGATTAAGCCGTAGCCTAATGCCTCAGCATAGTAGAAGAATTTCTCTTCATTCCAGCCATCTCCTTTAGGTATAACATTCTGATCCAACAAGACTATCTTCCCTTTAGACTTGGCAATAGTACGCTCTAAAGCATACGTCACAATGATGTACATAATCTGAGAAGGCATCCCAATCTCCATTAGTGAAATGTTTTGTGAGTGCATGTCTGAGTACTTTCTTCCATTGTAAGGAAGTTTAGTCTTAGACATATTGTTCATGACATTTCTTTGAAAAGGGAAAGGTCTCATACGTACATACAACTCAGGAGTGATTCTTGTAGCTTCATAGATTTCATTCACCCATTTCCATTCTACAATCTCAGTCTCTTTATCTACTACATAATCCTCGTCTACTTCTAAGTCCTCTGACTCTCCTGTCTCTGGGTCTATTCTTGTAAGCAAGCCTGTCTTCTTTTTACCTTTCCAAACTACGTGGAATATTTTAACCTTGTTCCCTTTGTTGATGTCAGCTGAACCTGATAAATGGTCGTATAAATGTGTGGGAGACTGGAAAATAGCAGTCGTTTCCAACATGTGTACATTCTCTTTAGTCAGCTCTTCGTAATACATATCCACTACGTCGGACACAGTCAAGTACTCATGGTACACACACCATTCTCCGTCTTCTATAAAGTCTTCCTCAGGGGATTTGTCATAGTCTAGCATTAGTGGAGAAATAGCCTTATACTTTAAAGACCCGAATTCAATGGTCTTATAGCTACAAGTCTCTCCCGCAATCAACCAGTGCTTGAAGCACTTGTTTAAAGTCTGCTTTACGAAGGAAGTTTTCATTTCTCTACGAATAGCTTTCTGCCCTTTGATAGCCAACTTGTCTTTATATGAAGCATGGAAACTTTCTTTTACTTTATCAGGCAGTTCTAGATTATCTAACCTGTCTTGAATTTGTTTCATTGCCTCTTCATCTGCAGGTTGCCCATCAGGAGTCATTAGTCCCTCAGCCATTAATTGCTGTTTTACTTTCAGTTCAAAATGTGCTGTTAAGTTCTTTTCTAATGTCTCATTCAGTGAGTTTTGAAACTCAGAATAAGCGTCGTCTGACAGATTGTTTACTTGATATATGAATGGTCGTCTAGGATATTCTGCCATTAAAAGGTCTAAGTTAGTTCTTAGAAAGTTGACAGGTCTAATCTTAGCAGGGAATGCTTTATGTGCAGGATTCTTTGCTGACAATGGGTCAGTGTGAGACTTAAACCAACTAGCTGGAAACTTAGAATTATACACGTCATAGAGTACTTTGACATCTCTGTCACCATTTCTAGATACAGCAGTGGCACCAAATCTAGAGGTGGAGATGAAAAAGTTTGCTGATTGTTTGAACCATTCTTTTTCTTTAGCAATTTTCTCTTTCCAAGAAATCACTTGAAGTGGTTTACCAGTTGTACCAACAAGGTTGTCATTATTTTGTAGACTTGCCATCGTAAGAATTTTTGACAAATATACAAACGTTTAGTTTAATATAAAGAAGTTGTCTCTCCGTTGTCCTCAGAAGTACCAGAGGAGAACAGTGTTCTTTCATAGAAGTCAGACTTAGTGTCTACTCGATTTATCTGTTTCACAATGTTTTCTTTCAGCATGAACATTCCTATAATCATAGAAGAGATACGGTCTGAGTTTTTTACACCCCCACGTTTCATTTCTTCTAAAAGTCCTATCTTATAGATTTTGTGTACATTGTAAATTGGAGTTCCATCTTGATTTAATCCTCTTGGTTGCATGTGCCAGTCCTCTAAGTATGTCATACCTAGTTTCTTTCTATCAGTGGTCATGTTCATCAAGTACGATTTGTTCTTTTGGTTAGAGGCAATTTCCTTGTTATGCATCATGTCAGGTTCAAACTCTACTTTGTGAAGAAGT